TTCAAAGAACTAAATGACATTCCAATGAGTACAACATGGGTGTTCGTAGGCTTGTTAGCAGGACGTGAGTTGGCTATGGCAACATACTTTGGTAAGAAGAAAACCAAATCAGTGTTTCCATTAGTGGCAAAAGACTTTGGTAAGATGATGGTAGGCTTGGGTGCGTCAGTTGCACTTGTATTAATGATCCATTATATTATCCTACCAAGTGGATTTTAATACTTGACAAGTATGGTATCAACTGTTATATATTAATAGTTGATACAACCGGGTGGCGCCGTAATACGCTCGCGGAGGGCCACGGTTAGCCCTCCTTTCTTTATGTTATACTAAATACAGTAAGAGGAAAATTGACATGAAGAAAAAGACTCGTGGTATTTTGCAAGAACTAAGCAGTGTTGGTAGAAAAAATCATAATGAAGAATGGTTATCAACAACTGGACAAAATATTATAGAAAGCTCGATTAACCTGCTTTCCAAGATACATGAAATCTATGACGAAGACACAGCAATAGATCTTGAGAGACGATTTATCAACAGCATTCGGAGTGCCAATCCTAAAAAATATAAAGTAGGCATTGATAAGATTGTGGAGAGTAAAAAATAATGGGCGGTAATGTATTCCAAGGCACAAGCGACTTTGACCAAAAAGATATTCCTGAAATGATGGCACAGATCAATCCTATCCTAGCCAAGTTGGGTATCAAAGGACATGTTATTGGTAGTGGTGCAACACCCACGCCAGGTAAAATGAGCGGCGACTTGGATGTAATGGTAGACCAAGATGCAATGGCACAGAAGTTTGGACTTGAAGGTGCCAAGCCTGTGCAGATTAAATCAGCCCTTGAAAAACTGTATCAAGATGCAGGATTCGAAACAGCTAAGTCAGGCGTGAATGTGCATGTAAAAGTAAACCTAGACGATACTGCTCACCAAGTTGACCTAATGGTGGTACCACATGCAGAAATGGTAAGCAAGTTCCATGTGCACGACTTGCCTAAAGGTTCTCCTTACAAAGGCAAAAACAAACAGTTGGCAGTTTGGTGGTTGAGCAAGCAAGCCGGTTACAACTGGAGTGCATTCAAAGGACTTGTCGATGCACAAACCAAAGAAGTGGTTACAAGAGACCTAGACGAGATTGCGAAACTTATCATAGGCCCAAATGCTGGTGCCAAAGATCTAGGCAGTGTTGAAAGCATAATGTCTGCATTACCAAAAGAAACTGCCAATGCAATGCTTGCTGATCTTAAACAAAACAAAGATTGGTCGGAACTTCCTACAGAAAACACTGAACTGCAAAGGATCAAGCAGTTAAGTGGTCTTTGACCTCGTTTTACACCCCTAAAACCCCATATTTTAATCTAAAGACTAAATACAATATAAGAAACTCCATAGAGTAATGGAGAAGTCATTTAGAGAAATAGGAGAATAAAAATGGCAGAGTTTACAAAAACAAACGGTATTGGTCATACACATGACACACAATACAGCGTAGCACAACTAGTTGGTTTAGAACTAGACGCACTAGTCGACATTTCAGGTAAAGGTGGACTAGGTTCAACAATCGAAGCAATGGTACAAGAAATCCAACCATTGATGTACAAATCAGTTGGTTCAGCAGGTAAAATCTTCTGCATCTGTGACGGACATGCTGTAACAGCGGCATCAGCTCAAGCACGTATCAGAGGACTAGGAACAGTTGATTCAATTGACCTATCATCTGCACTTGTTCTAGAGCGTGATTTAGACGACTTTAGCGCGGCTTAATAGATAGTTTAATATCTACACAACAAAGCGTCACTTTTACAGTGGCGCTTTTTTTATGGCTGTAAATACAGTATGGCATTTATAATCAAAACACTGGTAGACATAACAAACACCAACGCCAAGCGAGAAAACCGTTTTGAATATCAGCAGCAACAAAACTATCTCACACTGTTGCAGACCATAAGTTTGCGATCCAATCCCAGTATCATTGAGCCGCCTGCAGCATCTAAAGTAAACACATACAAAGACTTTGGAATTAAGGGCAACAACAATGTGTGGACAATGGTTTTTGATTTTGAAGCAGCAAGCAGTCACAGTGTAGAAATGCTTATAGGAGATTTAGATCTAGTGCCTGTGATTGCTAACTTAGAAGAAACTATTAAACTAGACCCTAGTGCATTTTTTACAACAAATGGCAAGATTAACACCATCTTCAGTGAAGTTTCTATTGCTTCATTAGATAAATAATATTACAGTTTAAACTGTTAGGCATTTACATAGGTCCAACGAAAAGGCTATTTCCTGTCGTAAACAATGGAGTAATAAATGTCGACTATCGGTTCAACAGCATTAGAAAAAGAAAGTCTAGAGGCTCATGTAGATCTATGTGCACTTCGCTATGAGCAGATGGACAAGCGTCTTACAACTGTTGAAGAAAAACTAGATGGCATTGCAGATCAAATGGCAGCAGGACAAAACAGCCTAGTAAAGGTTATCATTGGCGCAGCTGGTACTATTACAGCAGGACTACTTTCTACTATTGTCGTAGTTTTAATGCAACTAAACTAATCTCGATAAATAATAATATGTTGTTACGTGAAGTATATCAAGTAGACGAGAAACAAGTATGGGCTCGTAAAGGCAAAAGTGTTGTCCGAAAATATCGTTGTGGCACAGGACGCCGAAAGGGTCGTGTGGTAACCAAAATGAGTCAGTGTTTTGCACCTTTAGATATCAAACAAAGTGCAAGATTTAAACGTTTAAAGCAAAGACTTGGTAGCCGAATGGCTAGGAAAGCCAAAAGAACTAAAAGAGTTAATCCAGCAAGTAAGAGATTAAAATCACTTAATAGGAGACGTTGATGCTGGTATCAGACGTGTGCGAAGGTTACAAACAAGTTTACGCTAGAAGCAGTAAAGGACTGGTCCGCAAGTACAGATGTACATCTGGACAAAAGAAAGGCAGAGTTGTAGCAAAACCTAGCACCTGTTTTACAAGTGTTAAACAAGGAAAAAGCACAAGGCTTAAAAAAACAAGAAGGGTAAGATCAACTGCACAATCACAACGCAGAGCATTAACAACTAAGCGTCCAACATACGGCAGAGTTAGAAGAGCCAATAGGCCTAAACCAAGGAAAAGAAAAAAATGAGAGCAGACGAGTTTATCAAAGAAGATGAAAAACTAGATGAAATTATTCCATTGGTTGTAGGTGCAGCTCGCGGTATCGGTGCAGCAGCAAAAGTTGGCAGTCTTGCAGCAAAAGGTGTTGCTGGAGCAGCCAAACTTGGAGCAAAGGCAGTTGGTGCAGTAGCCCGTGGCGCAGGTAAAGCAGTAGGAACAGTAGCAAAAACAGCATACAATGCAGCAACAGATGATAAAGAGGATTCACCAGAAATAGATCAAGCAAAAGATCAAATGTTAAAACCTGGTAATAAAATAAAACTACCAACATCGAGCACAGGACCTGAGTCAGAGTTTAAAGTAACTAGACGTCAAGGCGATGATGTTGAAATAGAAAATCCAAACGCAGGTACAAACGCACAAGAACCTAGTAAGTTTGTATACAAAGCACAAGACCTTAAGAAAACAATGGCAACGCAATGAAGATAAACGAGCTATTACAAGATTTTACTATTTTCACAACCAATGAAGAAAAAGCATTGATTGAGAAAATAAATGGTGAATGCTGTATAGACTTGTTCACAGAGCGTGAACGAGTAGTGGTTGACAATCTTGTAAGAAAAGCTATAATGTCAAAACGTGTGTGCAACGGAAGCGAAATGGTTTTTCTAAATGATAACACCGGAACAAGTTAAAGACCTTGAAAAGTTTGTAAGTCAACAACTTACCAAGAACCCTCTTCCTATTGTGAAAGGTAATACCATCTTTCTAGGTAATATTATAATAAGAAAGAGTGCAACTGGTTACTCTGTGATTGATAGGAAAGAAAATATAAGTGTCATAAAAACTTTTAGCAAACGAGCTGCACTGGCAGCAGCTAAAACTTATATTAATAACAAGTCAATAGAACATATTGTAAATCTAGATAAAAAATATCAAAAATATTACAATGATTGTGTGTTTTATAAATATGGAATAGACAAAACAACTTCGGATAATAAAAAAGATGTTTTAGAAACAAGACTTGAATGTGCAGAAATAGATTTAACATTTATCAAGAATAATCTAGACCGACTTATATTATTCTAAAAGTGATAAATAACTTAAACGACATAGGAAAACAACCATGATTATTTCAGAGTTTGGGAAACCAGTAACAGCAAAATCTTTAAACGAAAGCCTAGCTAACCGCTATGGTAAGAAGTTAAACTTGGAAAAGTTTACACTTGAACAACTTCAAGATGCACGTAATAAACTGCGTACACAACTATTCAACGTAGAAACAATGGAGAGTTTTGACAGTGTGCAAAACGATGCATATGCAAAATCAAAACTGATGTTGGATGTGTTAAACGCAGAGATTTCAGAGCGTGGTGACATTGAAGAAGAAGCACTAGAAGAAAAAGCAAAACCAGACTACATTGATATTGATGGCGACGGCGATAAAAAAGAACCTATGAAAAAAGCCGTTAAAGATAAAGAAAAGAAAAAAACTGATGAATCAGTGATTGCTGAAGGCGCTGAGGATCATGCAGAACTTGTAATGGCTGCAAAAGATATGGTTGATCGTTTAACTGGTTGGATGGAAGACACAGCAGAAATGCAAACTGAAAGCATGTTGGAACTTGCAGATGCTATTCGTGATGAGCTAGGTGCAGAACAAGCAGAGAGCTTCACAAACACAATCAAACCGGCACTAGACAGTTTGTACAGTGCGATGGAAGGTGCTCGTGAATCACTTACATCTGGAGTAGGTTTATTAACAGGCGAAGAAGCAGCACCAATGATGGGCGATGACGACATGGACATGGACATGGAGCCAACAACTGACATGGAAGCAGGCGACGACCTTGAAGCAGAACTAGGAGACGAAGACGACGACTTTGGTGCAGCGGATGCAGCAGCAGGCGGCGAAGAGCCAGAAGAAAGAGCCAAGCGTGAAAGTGTTGATCCTCGCAAACTGGCAGGCATCCTTTCAAAAAAAAAGTAACTGAAAATATTAACACAGGTAAACTCTACCAGCTTCTAACTCTTTTAAAAGACAAAGGAATGGTAGAGTTTTCTTTTGAGCAGTTAGACCAATGGATGTCTAACATGGGAGAAAAAGTTTTTAGCTATGAAACTTTTAAAGCAGCCTATGATACTGATCCACGTATACAAGAAATAGTTACAGATTTTAATCAAGATGCAATAAGTCTTAAAGACAGTGAAATGGACGACATCAAGCGTAAGCGCAAGAAAGCTGACAACGATGTTGAAAAAATGGCAAAACGTGCAACTAAGGTTGGAGATATAGATTGACACAAGGACCAGATCCTATTATAATCTAGTATGTCTTTAATAACAGAACGATACAAATATGAAAAATTAAAACGGGTGGAAGTGAATGGCAAGCGTAGATACGAAACGCCAGGAGGTCCACCCGTTGCTAGTGTTACTACCATACTTGGCGAAACAAAAGATAAAACACATCTCATTGAATGGCGCAGACGAGTAGGCGAAAAGAAAGCACAAGAGATCACAACTGAAGCAGCAGGTGTTGGTACTCGTATGCACAAATATCTAGAAGACTACATTGAGTTTGGAGAGTGGCCACAGCCTGGCAGTAATCCATATGCACAGCAAGCACACATGATGGCTACACAAATCAAAGAACAAGCTATGGTGCATGTGGATGAAATATGGGGCAGTGAGGTGCCATTGTTTATTCCTCATATGTATGCAGGTACAACTGACTTGGTTGGCACTTATAAAGGCAACCCCTGCATCATGGATTTTAAACAAACCAATAAGCCCAAGAAAGTGGAATGGGTAGAGGACTACTTCCTACAGCTTACAGCCTATGCACTAGCACACAATGAAGTTCATGGAACAAACATACGTGAAGGACACGTTTTTATGTGTAGTCGTGCAGGAGAATATCAGCAGTTTGATATATGGCCAGATGAGTTTGACGAGTGGGAACAAGAATGGTGGAAAAGAGTATATCAATATTATGAAAAGTTCGGCTAAATACTTAAAACAAGGAGTTAGTCGTGGCTATTATTCAGATCAGTAGGATACAAAACAGACGTGGTAGAAAACTAACAGATGTTGGTATGCCTCAGTTGTCTTCAGGTGAGATTGGTTGGGCAATCGATACACAAGAACTTTATATAGGTAACGGGTCGGTATCAGAAGGTGCTCCAGCTGTTGGAAACACCAAAATCTTAACAGAACATGATGACATTTTTAGCCTTGCTAACAAATATAAGTATAAAGAAAATAATGCTTTGTGGGGTAACACAACACCAGCAGCATTGACTGTGCAAGAAAAGTTAGATGAATGGGTAAGTGTAAGAGCCTTTGGTGCTTTAGGAGATGGAACTAATCAAACTGCCTCTTTACAAAATGCTATAGATAGTTTGTTTATCCGTGCTCCTAGTATTAAAGATAATGTCAAGCTATATATTCCTGCAGGAAACTATGTTATTGACGGGCCATTATATGTTCCTCCTTTTGCTCATATTATTGGAGACGGTATTGGCAAAACAAAAATTACAGCATCGGATACAGCATTTATTACCTGTAACGGAACAAGTGTATCGGGTGCGTATGTAACAGCAAATAGCATTGGTATCAACGAAGAAGATACCAACCAAGCAAGAAATATTGTTATCTCAGGAATGACTATTACCAATGATCATGTAAATCCTTGTTTTATTCTTAATGACACAGCTAATAGTACCTTTAATAATATTGAAATGACCAACACGTGGTTGCCTGGAGAAAACGAAGGTAACCAAGTAGGATTTAGAATAACTGGTACAAACACTACGCCTGCTTGTACAAGTGAAAATATTCATATACATGATATTAGTTTTTCAAACTTTAATGCTGCTATTGCAAGCGACAATGACATACAAAATATTTGGATAGACAACTGTTATATTGAATACACAAGACGTGGTATTGTGTTTGCAGATCTTGACAACTTTGTTATAAACAGTCAAGGACAGTTTATAGGTCCTAGTTATTGCACAGTAGAAAAATGTGTATTTGATTTTATAGACAAAGAAGGTCTATACGTAGGTTATGGTCAAAATAACAAGAGCGAAAATAACAAATATCTAAATGTAGGTAACGATGACTCAAACTATAACAAACCAGTTACAGCGAACATTTATTTTGGAAATGATACAAACAATGTTAGCTCTAATGATTTTTTTAAACGCTTTGAGTTATTACCAGTTGACCAAGGCTCATATGCAAGCGTAATGTATGTTCCAGAAGTTATTGGAGCACCATATGAGTGTGTGTTTGCAGCAGAATGTAGTCTTGCTGACATTGGATCAGAAGCACCGTTTTTGAAACTTCCTGCTATTGAAAATGGCACAGTGATTTTATATTTCAACTATAGATCACATGATGTAAATGATGCTACACAAGATGCGGTTATTAAGCAAGGCACAATCACAATGAATGTATTTAACACAGATATAGGTTCTCTCGATCCTTCGGCTTATACATATGTTAACTTTGCTGAAGATTCAGTCTTGTATGATAGTGGTGCTACACTTACTGATGCCGACTTCCGTTTCCATGGAGACATATCTGCATATGCAAAACCTGTACCAGATGCAACAGTTATTAATCTTTGTACTCCAGTTGTAAAAATGACACAATCTTTTGGTCCATTACCGGATGATAGTTTCAAGTTTACAATGAAAGTACTTCCAAACAACTTGAGAACAGAATCATAACACATGTTTGACAAAAAGCCTGAAGACCGGCTTCGTGCCTGGGTAGACTTTAGAAACACGTTAGAAACAAGCACTACTCCTTTACAAGACGTTGTGGACTTTTATAGGTCTGCTCCTATTGTTAATATCACTGTTGATCCCTATGACCAAAAAACATGGCCCACTCCGTGGCAACTTTTGAATGATAATCTGTATTGCGACTTTGCAAAAGTTTTAGGAATGGCAGCAACTTTGAAGTTAACTGATCGTTTTTCTGACGAGGAAACGATGATACATATCTACACTGATAGAGAAAAAAGTGAGTTAAAATATCTACTTGTAATAGGCAACAATGTAATAGGTTATGACAACAATAAAGTAGTTGACATTTCAAATATTTCGTGTAATTTTAAGTTCGATATGAGTTTTGACTACACCATTCAATCATAAGTACGTAATAAGAAAAAAGGATAAAAATATGATTCAAGTTACCAAGCGTGACGGACGCAAAGAACCTCTCGATATTGAAAAGTTACACAAAGTAGTTTTTTATGCTACACAAGATATTACAGGCGTCAGTCCAAGCGAGGTAGAAATCAAGAGTCAGATTCAGTTCTTTAATGGTATGCACACCAGTGAAATACAAGAAACACTGATCAAAGCAGCAGCAGATCTTATCACAGAAGAAACACCTAACTATCAGTTTGTAGGCGGTCGTCTTATCAACTATGCATTGCGCAAAGAAGTTTATAACGGCTATGAGCCTTGCACAGTTAAAGAGTTGGTAGAGCGTAACACAGAACGTGGATTTTACGATCCTGAACTAATCACATATTATGATGATGACGAGTGGGAAAAAATCAACAGCTTTGTAAAGCACGAACGTGATGAGAACTTGACCTATGTTGCTATGGAGCAGTTGCGTGGTAAGTACCTGTGTCAGAACAGAGTAACAGGTGAAATCTTTGAAACACCACAGATGTGTTATGTGTTGATTGCCGCAACACTATTCCAAGGTTATCCAAAAGAAACAAGACTACGCTGGGTAAAGGATTATTATGATGCAATATCTCTACACGATATTAGTTTACCTACTCCTGTTATGGCTGGAGTTAGGACACCACAACGTCAGTTTAGTTCATGTGTCCTTATCGAATCTGATGATAGTCTTGATAGTATCAATGCTACTAGTGCCAGTATCGTTAAGTATGTAAGTCAAAAAGCAGGTATTGGAATAGGAGGCGGTGCTATTCGTGCTATTGGATCTCCAATCCGCAAAGGTGATGCTTATCACACAGGTATTATTCCATTCTACAAAATGTTCCAAGCAGCGACAAAGTCATGTTCGCAAGGCGGTGTTCGTGGCGGCGCAGCAACAATATACTACCCTGTGTGGCACCTTGAAGTAGAAGACATGCTGGTACTGAAGAACAACAAAGGCACAGAGGAAAATCGTGTGCGTCATATGGATTATGGTGTACAGTTCAACAAATTGATGTATGAACGTTTGATCAGCGGTGGTGACATTACACTGTTCTCGCCTAATGATGTTCCAGGATTGTATGAAGCATTCTTTGCAGACCAAGACAAGTTCCGCGAACTGTATGAAACAGCAGAGCGTAATACACGTATCCGTAAAAAAACTGTTCCAGCAGCACAGCTATTCAGTGCGTTTATGGAAGAGCGCAAAAACACAGGACGTATCTACTTACAGAATGTTGACAATGCAAACGACCACGGCAGTTTCTTACCTGATGTTGCTCCTATTCGTCAATCAAATCTTTGTGCTGAGATTGATTTGCCAACAAAGCCATTAAATGATTTGAATGATCCAGAAGGTGAAATCAGCCTTTGCACATTGAGTGCAATCAACTGGGGCAATGTGCGCACACCTGCAGACTTTGAAAAGGCTTGTACTCTTGCAGTGCGTGGGTTAGATGCGTTATTGAGCTATCAAGGTTATCCAATCCTTGCTGCGAGACTTTCTACAGAAAAACGCCGTCCTATTGGTGTTGGTATTATTAACTTTGCATACTGGCTAGCCAAGCAAGATTTATCGTATCAAAATATTACATCAGAAGGTTTGCAGTTAGTTGACGAATATGCTGAAGCATGGTCATACTATCTAATCAAAGCAAGTGCCGACTTGGCAGCAGAACAAGGTGCTATTCCTGGTGTAATGGAAACAAAATACGGACACGGCATTACACCTAATCAAACATATAAAAAGGACGTAGATGAACTAGTGCAGCACCAAGAGCGCATGGACTGGGCAGGATTGCGTGAGCAGTTGAAAGAGACTGGCATCCGTAACAGCACACTGATGGCATTGATGCCAAGTGAAACCAGTGCGCAGATTGCAAACGCTACAAATGGTATTGAACCCCCACGCAGTCTTATCAGTGTAAAGCAAAGCAAGCACGGTGTTCTAAAACAGGTGGTACCAGAGTTCAAGCGACTGAAGAACAAGTATGATCTACTGTGGGATCAACGTAGTCCAGAAGGTTATTTGAAGATCATGGCTGTGTTGCAAAAGTATATTGATCAAGGTATTTCAGTAAACACAAGTTACAACCCTGTGTTCTTTGATGACGAAAAGATTCCAATGAGTACCATGTTACAACACATGTTGATGTTTTATAAATACGGTGGTAAGCAACTGTATTATTTTAATACACATGATGGGCAAGGCGAACTTGATGTAAGCAAACTTGTCGGAGAAGCAGAAGAAACACCAATCAATGGTGCACCTGTTGAAGACGATGAGTATTGCGAAAGTTGTGTGATTTAACTTGACATGCTGGTGAGGATATGTTACAACAATAAAAAAGGATAATGATATGAGTGTTTTTGATACTGCTAACCGTGCAGACCATACTAAAGTTTTGGCATTTCTTGATCCAACAGGTGGGCCAACTATTCAGCGTTATGACACGCTAAAGTACAAAAGTTTTGATCAGCTTACTGACAAACAACTTGGTTTCTTTTGGCGTCCTGAAGAAGTTGATATCTATAAAGATGCAAAAGACTTTAAGGGCCTAACCGAACACGAGCAACATATCTTTACATCAAACTTGAAACGCCAAATTCTATTGGACAGTGTGCAGGGACGTGCACCAGTAGAAGCATTTGGTCCTGTGGTAAGTTTGCCAGAACTTGAGAACTGGATCCAAACTTGGACATTCAGTGAAACTATTCACAGTCGCAGTTACACTCATATTATCCGCAATGTATACAGCAATCCAAGCAAGATCTTTGATGAGATGTTGAATATTGAAGAGATTGTAGATTGTGCAGGAGACATTTCAAAGTACTATGACGAGCTGATTGAAATGTCAGGCTACTTCAACTTGTTGGGCGAAGGCACTCACACAGTAAACGGCAAGAAAGTCACAGTTGATTTGTACGAACTTAAGAAGCGCATTTGGCTTACACTTATGAGCGTGAACATTCTAGAAGGTGTGCGTTTTTATGTGAGTTTTGCCTGCTCATGGGCATTTGCAGAGCTGAAGAAAATGGAAGGCAATGCAAAGATTATCAAGCTGATTGCTCGTGACGAAAACTTGCACCTAGCAAGCACACAGATGTTGCTGAAGTTGTTGAAAAAAGATGATCCAGACTATGCAAAGATTGCAGATGAAACAGAAGCAGAATGCGTTCAAATGTTTGTAGATGCAGTTGATCAAGAAAAAGCATGGGCAGACTATTTGTTCAAAGATGGTTCAATGATTGGCTTGAACACCGAACTGTTGTCACAATATGTGGAATGGATTGCAACACGCCGCATGGGCAATGTTGGATTGAAATCACCATACAGCATCAAGAACAACCCGCTTCCTTGGACACAAAAATGGATTTCAGGTGCTGATGTACAAGTAGCACCACAAGAAACAGAAATCACAAGTTATGTATCAGGTGGTACAAAACAGGATGTGAGCACAGACACATTTAAAGGATTTTCACTATGATTTATATTTGGGGTAAACCAGCATGTCCATCATGCCTAAAAGCAAAGGCAATGTGCGAAAAATATAACTATCAGTTCGAATACAGAGAACTAGGAAAAGACTTTGATAGAGAAGAAGTTCTAACAGAGTTTCCAGAAGCACGTACCTTTCCACAGATTGTTGTAAACGGTCTTAAAGTTGGAGGCTACGAGCAATTTGTAAAATATATCGAAGACACAGGCTATAACGGAACAGGATATACCTTATGATTATTGAAACGCCGTACAAGGCAAACGACACAGTTACAGTTAAAACCACAGGCGGCGATGAGATTGTTGCTCGCTTCAAAGAAGAAGATGCTGTTAGTATTACATTGGAAAAGCCGTTGGCATTGATGGCTACACAACAAGGCATGGGTCTTGCACCATTTGCATTTACCATTCCACAGGACGCAAAAATCAAACTAAATAAGAGTGCAGTGTTGTTTGTTCACAAAACTGAAAACGATATGGCAAAACAATATGTGACCAGCACCACAGGAGTTCAGTTAGCCTAGGAGTATAAATGCCATTAGCAGCAAGAGAAGACGATACGTGTTCAACAGGACATTCAGGAGACAGTTCAACTAATATTGATACCCCTACTCTTAATAGCACTGTATTCATAGAAGGAAAACTTGCTGCTCGACTCGACGATTACACTGATAGTCATTCTACTGGCTCGGATTCACATACAGCACAGATTAGCAGTGCATCTGAGCATGTTTATATTACAGGTAAAAGGGCAGCACGGTTAGGTGATAATGTTGACAGTGGCTCGATTACTGGTAGCGCAACCTATACCTATATCGGTTGACATCACACAAAACTTATATTATTATACAGCATAGGCAATAAGAAAGGCAAACTATGAATAAGATTATTTTGACAGATTGTGATGGCGTCCTTCTTAACTGGGAATATGCGTTTTGTATTTGGATGGAGCAGCATGGCCACACACAGATTGCAGATGGTAACAAAGAATACAACATCGCAAAACGCTTTGGTATCACAGAAGATATTGGCAAGCAACTTGTAAAACAGTTTAATGAAAGTGCTGCAATGGGCTTCCTACCTGCACTGCGTGATGCTCGTTTTTACGTAAAACGGCTACATGAAGAACATGGATACGAGTTTCATTGTATTACCAGTATGAGTTTGGATCCTAATGCTAAAAAGTTACGTCAAATGAATCTTGATAAGATGTTTGGACCTACAGCATTTCCTGTACTCCATTGCTTAGATACAGGAGCAGACAAAGACGAGTTCTTAGATGAACATTATGGCGATACTGGTTATTATTGGATCGAAGACAAAACTGCAAATGCTATAGCAGGACTTAATGTTGGATTAAATCCTATCTTGGTTGAACATGGTTGGAATATGAATGATGACTTGCTTGTTGGAATCAAGAAGGTAGTTAAATGGAAAGAGATCTACGATCATATTGTAAATGGATGATGATATTCACGATAAGTTGAAATATCTTTTTGCTCTTTATGTACAAGAAAGTGAAAAGTTTGAAAAAGAAGGAGTTAAGGTCAGTGCCGTTAGAGCACGGCAAGCCCTTAATGATTTAAAGCCACTTATTACTCAAAGACGAAAACAAATACAAGATAAGAAAAACGATCTATAAATAAATACACTATAGAGGTTTTGATATGATAACATTAGATTTAAAAACAACACAACAAATTGCAGGATGGATTGAACAAGAGTATCTAGTTAGTCCTATTTCTATATCTGAAACAAAAATAGTTTATGACAGATGCGTTATTGAAAAAGCAAAGCCTGGTATGTTTAAACAAACCACAGTCGATGATCAATGGCGTGTTGAAAGAACAGGTCACACCGAAGATTTTATGCGCAAGGAAGAACTTGAGCAACAACTAGATGCAGGCGGCGGCTTGCTTTATTTTATCATTCCTATGGATAGACATTGGTAACCTATGTTAGCGCATAAACTGTAACACTTTTGTAAATACAGTATGTTGAGAAACGACCTTAAAGAAGAATACAGAATATTCTATATGGTTAAAGGCCACCTCGACGCATCACCTCAAACAGTAATAGAAAGTTACAACGGATATTTTCGTCGACTATGGTTCGATGGAAGTAACGGCGCACCTTTGTACGACTATGAAGAACAGTTCGAACAAGCATGGAGTGACAGACAGAATGGTTTCACGGAAGATACAAGAACTTAGTAACGACGACTTGTCGTATTTAGAAAAACTATTAGGCGAGCAGTTTGCCAAAGAACTTGAAAGAGACAAAACTTGGGAACAAAAGAATAACTATAGTCGTCCTGGTGAAAAGAAAAGCAGACTCCTTCGCCTTATGAATGCCATCCGTGCTCAAAAAGATATTAAAAAGCGTACTGCTGAAAAATGGTAACTATTTTGTTTTGTAATAGTGTTTTTTTATTATATCATAGTTTAAGATAATATCTCTTTTTTTCCAAGGTGTTTTGGCAAATTTAATATTTTCTACTTTGCCGTTTATTGGAAGTTTCTCTACAAATGTATCTTTACATATTTCCTTGTAGGTTAAATCTATTGCAGCTTTAAAAGGTTTTGGATCAATTGATTTTATTACTTGATCTATTTTTCTAAAGTAAAGTATACCCTCATCAAAGTCTTTTAGACGTAATATAAATGGTACAGGAGTTATAGGATCTATATTCTTATTATAGACATATTGATGTCTTTGGGCAATCGCTTCACTTAATGTTTGATTAAAAAAATCATTTCTATAAGTTCTTATTAATATCCAGTTTTTTGGATCAGGTGGTAGCCAACCCCCTTCTAGTTTAAAATGGCTCTTTATCAAAATATTGTGTGTAATACTATCTATTTTTCTTAAATCATCTGTATTATCAGAAAGTATGGTAAGATCTCTAGTGTTTTCTTCAATATATCCCATTACTTTGTGATTACCAGATCTAGGGGCGCCGATTATTAATATTTTCATACTTTATTTATATAGGAAGATGTGTTATAAATATTTGTATGAAGATACAGGACTTTTTTGATACAGTAACCAAAACGGTTAGTTATGTAGTTGTAGATGATAGTAAGCAATGCGCTATCATAGACAGCGTTCTCGACTTTGACTTTGCTAGTGGCAGAACCAACACTGCCAATGCAGATAACATCATCCAATATATCCAAATGCACAACCTCACAGTTGAATGGATATTGGAAACGCATGTTCATGCAGACCATTTGAGTGCAGCACCTTACCTACAAGAAAAACTCGGCGGCGACATTGCCATAGGCGCACACATAATGACAGTGCAGGAAACCTTTGGAAAGATATTCAACGAAGGCACAGAGTTTGAACGTGATGGATCCCAGTTTGATAGATTGTTCCGTGACGGTGATGAGTTTATGATTGGCGAACTACGAGCACGAGTAATGCACACACCAGGACATACACCTGCTTGTCTAACCTATCTAATCGAAGACGCTGCCTTTGTAGGCGACACAATGTTTATGCCAGACTTTGGCACAGCAAGGTGTGACTTCCCAGGAGGTAGTGCCGCAGACTTATATGACAGCATTCAAAAGATACTTGCTTTACCAGATGAAACACGTATCTTTGTAGCACACGATTACGCTCCAGGCGGGCGTGATTATGCTTGGGAAACAACCGTAGGTGAACAGAAAGCAAAGAACATACAGATTGCTGGCAAGAGCAAATCGGAGTATGTGGAAATGCGTGAAGCCCGTGATGCCAAACTCGGTCTGCCACAACTGATACTGCCCAGCATACAAGTGAACA